GTCCAAGGAGCCTGAGTCCAAGGAGCCCGAGAAAAAGCCCGAGGAGAAGGAACCTGAGTCCAAGGAGCCTGAGTCCAAGGAGCAGGAACCCAAGCTGAAGGAGGACCGTGCGCCGTCTAGCTGGTCCCCCAAGGTGCGGGAGCAATGGAGCGCCCTGCCGGAGGAAGTTCGCAGTGAAATTCTGCGCCGTGAAGAGGCCTCCGTGGCCGGCGTGCGGCGCTTGCAGGAAGAATTTGCTCCCGTGCGCCAGTTCGCCGAGAGCCTCACCCCCTTCATTCAAGAGGCAGCCCAACATGGTCACAATCCTGGCGACTACATCCGCAATGTTCTTGCTGGTGAGCGCAATCTTCGTAACCCTGATCCTCAAGCAAGATTCCAAGCTCTCCTGGGGATCGCGGATCAGTACGGCATTCCGCTCCGTGAAGCAATCAATCAGTCAGCCGGTTACGAAATTCTGGCTCCTGCTCAAAGCCAAGCTGGCAGCATTCCGCCTGAAGTAGCCCGCGAGCTGCAAGAGGCTCGGCAGTTCCGTGAGAGCTTCCAGTCTCAGACTCTGCAGCAGCAGATCCAGGAATTCAGCTCGAACCCAGAGCATGAATTCTTCGCAGACGTGCGTGAGGACATGGCCGCCCTCCTGGAGACCGGTCAGGCTACCACCCTCAAGGACGCCTACGAGAAGGCCATCTGGCTCAACCCCGATGTTCGGTCTGTCATGATCGATCGTGGGAACTCCAATAAGAAGCAAGAAGAATTTCGTCGGCGCCAAGCCGCCGCTGCCGGTGCTAGTGTCAAGACCGGGGGCGCGGCTGAAGTCGACGTGGAAACCGACGACGACGATGACTCTACCGAGGCTATCATCCGCCGCCAACTGAAGGCGCAGAGCGGTAGAGTCTAGCCCATTAGGGGGACTGTATGGAAGAGATTGCGAGGCGGTTGGAGCTCACCGAGCGCGAGGTTCACTTGGTGAAGCACCGAATCCAGGCACTTGAGAACGAGAAGCTGCCCCAGCGGGTAGCCAATCTGGAGCCCATAGTGCGCAGGATAGAGGAATCAACCGCCAGCATCGAGGATAAGCTGGACAGTGGTCTCAGCTCTATCCGTGAGGAGCTGGCAGGGCAGAGGGCTCTACAGAAGGGGATTGTGCTGGCCGTGGCTGCCGTGGTGGGGCTGATCCAGCTTATCCCCACACTGAGGAGTCTTTTACCGTGAAAGACGTCAAAGAAATAATCGACACCATCCTTGACACTGAGGGTGGGAAGTTCACCAACGACCCGGCCGACAGTGGCGGCAAGACCAAATGGGGGTGGACGGAGAAGGCTCTGCGCGCCGCTGGCTGGACTGGCGACGTGGAGGATCTTGACCGTGAGACGGCGTTCAACCTCTACTACTCGGAGTTCTACCGGAAAACCGGGTACGAGGAGGTCCAGAAGCTCAGCATTCGCATCGCCGCCGAGCTCATGGACACCGCCGTCAACAATGGGGTGGGGACCGCTGGGCGCTTCCTTCAGGTCTGCCTGAACGCCTTCAACAACGGCGGCACCTACTACCCTGACGTCCAGGAGGATGGCTCGGTGGGGCGTGGTACGCTGCGCGCCCTGAGCTCCTTCCTGGAGCAGCGTGGCTCTGAGGGCGAGGGGGTTCTGCTGGCCGCCCTCAACGCTCTTCAGACCGCTCGGTACATCGAGCTGAGCGCTAAATACCCCAAGAACGAACGATACGTCTACGGCTGGATCAAGAACAGGGGGATGTGACATGCTACCAGTCATCGGGGCACTGCTGGACATTGGGACCAAGGTGCTGGATCGTGTCATTCCCGACCCGGCCCAGCGGGCGCAGGCCCAGCTAGAGCTGATGAAGCTCCAGCAGGAGGGACAGTTCAAGGATCTGGAAGCCCAGATGCAGGTCAACATGGGCCAGATCGAGGTGAACAAGATTGAGGCGGCGCAGGAAGGAATCTACAAGTCCGGCTGGAGGCCGGGGGCCGGCTGGGTCTGCGTGTTTGGTCTGTTCTATGAGTTCCTGCTACGCCCTCTCCTGCCGTGGGTGGCGGAAGTGTACGGCATGAAGGTCCCTCCACTGCCCTCGCTGGATGACGTTCTGTTCGAGCTGGTCTTCGCACTGCTCGGCCTGTCAGGCTTCCGGGAGTTTGGCAAATTCAAGCGCGCTGGCTAGCCGGCGCCCCTTGCACCGGGCGGAAGGTTGGGCTACTATAGTTCCAGCCGCTCTCTTTGGTCTGGCTAACCCGGACCCGGAGCTTACCTCCCGACTCGTGAGTAGGCTAGACACTATTCATTAACTGGAGGCTATCATGGCATTTCCCAACGTCAGCGATATCATCGCTACGACCATCGAAAAGCGTTCCCGCAAAATCGCGGACAACGTCACCAAGAACAACGCCCTGCTAGCTCGTCTGCAGCAGCGTGGTAAGATCCGCACCTTCAGCGGCGGCCGCCTGATCTACGAAGAACTGTCCTTCGCCGAGAACGGCAACGCCGGGTTCTACAGCGGCTACGATCTCCTGCCGGTGAACGCGCAGGACGTCCTGACCGCTGCACAGTTCGACATCAAGCAGGCGGCCTGCCCGATCATCATCAGCGGCCTGGAGCAGCTCCAGAACTCCGGCCAAGAGCAGATGATCGACCTGATGACCTCTCGCATCGACGTGGCCGAGTCCACCATGCAGAACCTCATCGCGGGCGGCGTGTACTCGGACGGCACCGGCTACGGCGGCAAGGAGATCACCGGCCTGAACTCGGCGATCCCGGCTACCGTCACCTCCGCCCAGACCAACACCTACGGCGGTATCAACCGCACCAACTGGTCCTTCTGGCGTACCAAGTCCGCCGATCCGGGCAACTACAACACCATGCTCGCCGACATGAACTCCATGTGGGCCTCGCTGGTGCGTGGTATGGACCGCCCGGACCTGATCGTTGCCGACAGCTTGGCCTGGACCAAGTATGTCGCGGCCATCCAGCCGCAGCAGCGCTTCTCCAGCATGGACGGTGGCGGCTCTGCTGGCTTCGGCTTCACCACCATCAAGTTCATGGACGCCGACGTGGTGCTGGACGGTGGTATCGGCGGCTTCGCTGCTGACAACACCATGTACTTCCTCAATACGAAGTACCTGCACTTCCGCCCGCACAGCGCCCGGAACTTCGTGCCGCTGAGCCCGAACAAGCGCTACTCCATCAACCAGGACGCTGAGGTGCAGATCCTCGGCTGGGCTGGCAACCTGACCTGCTCTGGAGCTCAGTTCCAGGGCCGGATCACCTTCGCCTAATAGGGGGATAGTCATGTATATCATCGGTATCTCTCCTGACAAGGTGCGCACCTCCACCGAGGGCTCGGAGTTCGCTCTGGGCACTCTGGGGGCCGTGACCGGCAAGACCGGCCCGAAGGCATACGTCTACGTCAAGTCCACCGCCGGCGTCGCCGCCGGCCAAGTGGTCTCCGTTGACGCGGCTTTCGATGCCTCCGCCCTGACCACGGCCAGCCCGAAAGGCGCCACCGTGGGCGTGGCGGTGGGCACCATCGCCGCTGGCGGTTACGGCTGGGTTCAGATCTACGGCGCCGCCACCTGTGCAGTGATCGGCGGCATCGTGGCTGGCTCTGGCGTAACCGCCTCGGCCACTGCCGGCTCCTTGGACGCCCTGACCGCCGCTGGTTCCATCCCGGTCATCGGTGTGCATCTGTCCGCCGTCAACGGCACCGTCGGCACCGTGGCCCTGAGCTGGCCGAAGGTCGCCCACGCCCTCTAATAACTTCCTCCGGCCCATGGATGGGCCACTCTTAACTTAGGTGCGTAGATATGGAAACTGCTGACTTCGATGTCCAAGAATTCACCAATGGTCGGTATGCGGCTGACCGCGCCGTCCATGCCCGCTTCTACCTGATGCCCGTCAAGGACGAGCGCGCCTCCGATGAGGCCGGCCGTCCCATGTTCCGCGATGTGGAGTTCGTGGAGATCATTGCCTCCGGCAACGCGAACAACATTATCCAGCGCAAGGCCACCAACGAAGACCGCCAGCGCTTCTCGCGCCAGTATGAGATCTTCAAGCGCAATGCTGAGTCTGATCAGACCATCGGCACGCCGCTGACTCAGGTTCCGTGGCTGACCCCCTCCCAAGTGGAGGAGCTGGCCTACATGAAGATCCGCAGCCTGGAGATGCTGGCCTCGGTTGACGACAATACCTGCGCCCGCTTCGCTGGCCTGTACGACCTCAAGCGCAAGGCCGCCGGTGTGCTGGAGGCCGCCCAGAAGGACGCTCCGGTCACCAAGATGGCCGCCGAGAATGCTCGCCTCAAGAATCAGGTGGAAGCCCTAACGAACCAGCTCCAGGAGCTGATTGCAGCCTCTAAGAAGGCGGAATAGGGGGTCTTCCCCACTAGCTGGAGCCTTGCACCACTCCAGCTAGATTTTAACAGGAGTCTCAGCCTTGGCTACAGCAACCGCTCAGGAGATTGTGGACAGGGCCAGCAACGAGCTCGGCATCGCCACCTCCTCTCTAGAACCTGGACTGATTACTCAAGTGGGTACTCAGTCCTTGGCGCTTATGAACGGCCTCGGGGATGACTTGGTCAACGCCCACGACTGGCAGTTTCTGGAGGGCACCGCCACCATACAGGGTGACGGAGTAACCTCTGAGTTTGACCTGCCGGCAGACTTCGGCCGCATAGTGAACCAGACCGTATGGTCAGCCAACATGCGGATCGAGGCCATGGGTCCCATGAGCCCTCAGCAGTGGGGGTGGATTCAGTTCGGCATCATCTCTATCGGAGTCTACTTCCGCTACCGCATCCTGAACAACAAGATGCAGATATTCCCGACTCCGGGGGTGGGGGACACACTCAACTTCTACTACATCAAGAAGAATTGGGTCATAGACTCCTTCACTGGGGGCACCATCGACAAGATCCTGCGGGGCGGAGACACCCCGGTCTTCGATCGTAACCTCATGATCAAGGGCGTCAAGGTTCGTCTATGGGGCCAGAAAGGCTTCGATACGACTGAGCTGTCCAAGGAGTTCAACGACTCCCTGTCCTCGTACATAGCTCAGAGCGCCGGGGCGCCGGCCATCCGCCTGTCGAGGTCTCAATACTACTACCTGATCGACCCGTATCGTAACGTCAAAGACGGGAGCTGGTAATGAGAATGCCCGCCAAGCGCAGAGTGTCCAGCACTCTGCCGGTCGCCGCCCCCACTGGCGGGATCGACGATATGTCCCCTCTGGCAAACATGGATCCATCCTTCGCGGTGGACATGGTGAACTTCTTCCCAGAGGCGGCGTCTCTGCGGGTGCGCTACGGCTATCGCGAGCATATCGCCAATCTGCCTAGCCCCGGCAAGACCATCATGGCGTACCGGGGGGCCAATCCTCTGTCGAACAAGCTGTTCGCCTGCACGGACGGAGGCATCTACGATATCACCGTTCCATCCAGCGCCCCCACTCTGGTGAAGGCCATCACCGACGGGGATGTCAACTGGACTCAGTTCAGCAATATCGCCGGCAACTGGCTCATCGGCTGCAACGGCACCGACCCGGCGTTCCTGTTCAACGGCTCCACTTGGATCGACTTCACGACCGTGGCTACCCCCACCAATCCGGGAGAGATCAGCGGGCTGGCGCCGACCGACATCATCGGGGTGCATCAGCATAAGAACCGAGTCTGGTTCATAGCCAAGAACAGCATGACGGCCTATTACTGGCCGACGAATGCCGTGGCCGGCGCCGCCACTGCCTTCCCGATGGGTGGCATCTTCAAGATGGGCGGAAGCGTCAACGCTATCTTTTCGTGGTCCACCAGCTCCGGCGTAACCCTTGACGATTTGCTGGTGATCCAGAGCTCAGTGGGAGAGCTGGCCGCCTACGGGGGGACTGACCCCAGCAACGCCTCCACTTGGGCGCTGAGTGCGAGGTGCTTTGTGGGCGCCCCGCTGGGCCGCCGCAGTAACGTTCCTCTGAACGGGGACGTGCTCCTGCTCACGCAATACGGGCTCGTTCCAGTGTCCCAAGTGGTCAATGGGGGCTACAAGGCCGGAGATAGGCAGACTACCGTGTCCGCCCGTATCAGCCGCACGCTGAACTCCATCGTGCGCAGTATGTTGTCAGCGAGTGGGTGGGAGATCGTGGCGGCGCCTTCCTTCCAGTACATAGTGCTGAGCACTCCGGACCGTAGCGGGACCGGGAAGTACCAATTCGTCATGAACACCCTCACCGGGGCATGGACTCGCTTCGACCTGAACGCGAATACCTTCTTCGAGTACGAGGGTGAGATCTACTTCTGCGGAGACAACAACTCCGTCATGAAGTACGGCGATACGACCGTGGACAACGTGCCGCTGGACGGCTCTGCTGGAACCCCCATCATAGCGGCGTTCCAGCAGGCATACAACTATTTCGGGCAAGACACGACCAGCAAGCACTTCAAGCTGGTGAAGGCCATCTTCGAGTCCGCGGCCCCGCCCAGCTACATCCTGAAGATCTCCGCTGACTTCTCGCCGGGTGGTGTCAATTCGCTCAACCCGCCGCCTGGAGTGGCCGGCGTCAACTCTCTGTGGGGGACCGCCATCTGGGACGTCAGCGTGTGGTCGGCCGATAACGCCGCCTTCCATGAGTGGGTGGGAGTGGACGGCACCGGCTACTGCGCCAGCTTGATGATCAAAACTAAAACGAGCGTTGAGACTCGTTTCGTGGCTTCCCATTGGGCCTTTGAGCCGGGTGTATCTCTATGAATCTCAGCAACAGTACGTCCTACTTGCCATTCCTGTGCAAGGCTCTACAGTACACTCCGACGCCGCTGGCTCAGTGCATTGTGTGCTGCGACGACGAAACGTATGCCCCTATTGCAGGAGTCATATATGATGGCTATAATGGGGCAACCATCCACGCGCATATCTGGGTAGATGCTGGAAGATCCCCTATGCGGGAGTGGTACGCGGCTATCTTCGACTACCCGTTCAACGTCTGTGGCGTGACCAAGATCATAGGTCAGGTCAAGTCAGGCAACGAAGAAGCCCGCAGGTTGGATGAGCATTTCGGGTTCGTACTGGAAGCTGAGATCACTCAATACTATGAATCCGGCGACAGCCTCTTGGTGTACACCATGACCAGAGAGCAGTGCCGGGTCCTTAATTCGCCGGTATGGGCCAAGGCCCGCCAGCGCATACGGAGGGGCTCGTAATGGGCGGAGGCGGCAAGGGCGGCAAGGCTCCCAAGACCCCAGACTACATGGCGATCGCCAAGCAAGAAGGCCAGAATAACATGCAACTGGCCAACTATTTGACGAATGCCAATCGGGCCAACCAGTACGGTCCGACAGGAAGTTCGACCTGGAATTATGACAATTCCAACGTCCAGAACGCCTACAACCAGCAGCTCCAGAGCCTCCAGAACCAACTGGCGACGGCAGGCAAGAAGCAGCGCGGCGGACTGCAGACCCAGATCAGCGACATGCAGAAGCAGGGCGTCGACGCATGGGGGCAGGCCAACAACCTGAATGGGACCTGGAACCAGACTACCTCTCTGTCTCCTGAGCAGCAGGCCATCTTCGATCAGCAGCAGAAGAACCAGCTCCAGCAGCAGCAGACCGGGGGCCAGCTCCTGAGCCAAGCCTCCCAGACACTGGGCACGGCCTTCAACCCCAATCTGGATCCGTACCAGCAGGCGCAGGGATACGGCCAGTCCAACGTGGATCTGCCGTCCAATACCCTGTCGCAGTTCGGCAACCTGTCCGAGGACATCAACGGGTACAACGACGCGGCGGCCAAGGCTCTGTATGACAAGCAGACTCAGTTCATGGGTCAGCAGTTCAGTCAGGACGAGGCAGCGGAGCGGCAGCGCTTGGCGAGCATGGGCCTCCAAGAGGGATCGGAGGCGTACACTCGCGCTCTGGATCAGTTCCAGCGCAACAAGAACTCCGCCTATCAGACCGCCGGTCTGGACGCCGTACTGAACGGCTACAACGTAGGGACCCAGAACCTGAACAATCTGCTGAACACCCGCGCCAGCAACGTGAATCTTCAGCAGGGCATTTTCGGTCAGAACCAAGACATTTACGGCATGGATCAGCAGGAGCGGGCGAACGCGGCGCAGAGCAGTCTGGCTCTGGCCCAGCAGGCGGCCTCTCAGCGCCAGCAGCAGTTCAACGAGCAGCTCACTCAGCGCCAAGTGCCGATCAACGAATACGCGGCCATGCTGAACGGAAGCGGCGTGAGCATGCCTCAGTTCCAGGACTACAATCAGGCCACCGGCTACCAGACTCCGGATCTGATGGGAGCCACTCAGGCGGGCTACAACGCCAAGATGGCGAAGTACAACAGTCAGCAGGATCAGAAGGGCTCTATGCTCGGCGCTGGCGCCGGCCTGATGGGCACCTATCTAGGAGGTAAGTGATGGACCCTACTCAACTCGCGGCAGCTCTGCGCCAGCAATCCGGTCCCGGTGTGGGAGCCGCCCAGCACAACTATTTTGATCCTGCTATGGTGAGCAATACCGGCGCGGGTGGCGGCACCACTGGCGGTATGGCCGCCGCTTTGCGCGGAGGGCAGGCATTCCTCCAGGCCCGCCAAGGCAAGCAAGCTCAGGGCGGCATGGGTGGCGCTGGTGCCGGGTCCGGCTCCATGGGTGGCCTAGGCTCCTTGCTCGGTGGCATGGGCGCGGGTGGTTCCGGGGGTGGGAAGTCCACCGCGAACAGCATTGGCAGTACTCTCGGCGGCGCCGCTGGTATGGCTATCGGTGGACCCTTCGGCGCCATGGCTGGATCTGCACTGGGCGGCATGGCCGGAGACGGCCTGAGCAAACTCTTCAAGCTATTCTGAGGTCCCCATGGATATCCTGTCTCAAGTCCTGCAGAACAACAATAGCATCCGTGCTGCGAGATCGCTTGGGCAGCGCTATCAGGGTCTCGCCGACAACTCCAACAATTTCACCGTGGGTAACGACGCCGGGGGGCATCGCGTCAACTGGGGTGACATCATCGCCAAGGGCGTCGGCTCCTATATGGGCCAGAAGCAGGAGCGCCGGGCGGATGATCTCGAGCAGCAGAACCAGCAGCTCAACGAGCAGTTCATGCGCGAGACCCTGAACAACGACCCCCAGATGATGAAGCTCTACAACATGGCACGAATGGGGGTGCCTGGAGCTGGCGAGAAGCTGGGTGAGCTGGTGGCTCCCAAGAAGCAGCCCCTCGCCACTGCCACTCAGTTCTTCGCAGCCAACCCGGACGCCAACGACGAAGTCATCAATAGCATGGCGGCGGAGATGGGCTACTCCCCAGAGCTGATTCGTGGCATCCGCGACGCCGCCGTTCGTGGTCGCGACTACGAGTCCAAGCGCAAGGACGATGAGTCTGCTCAGGAGTTCGGCCAGCGGGTGTACCTGACCAAGCTGGCAGCCTCTCTGCGCCCGGATCCGTATCATGCTCGCACTGACCCGAACAGCCTCGTGGGCAATACCGGCCTGACCTATGGCGAGTTCATGCAACTGCCGCCGGAGCAGCGCCACGCCCTGATGAACGCCGGCAAGCTGACTCGGGAGTCCACGGAGTCCAAAGAGGACGCCAAACTCCGCTCCAAGGCGCGCGAGGAGCTGCCGGGGGTGCGCTCGGCCATCAGCAACATGAAGGATATCATAGGTTTCGCCGCGAACGCTACGCCTACTCCCGGCATCGGCGGCCTGCTGGAGCCTCGCCTGACCCGCAACCGCAACAACGTCATGCTGAAGCAGGCCATCAACCAGCTCGTGCTTGATGCTACCAGCGGCAAGCTCGGTGGTGGCGTATCCAACGCCGACGTCCAGTTCCTCAAGGACGCCATGACCAACCTGTCCCGTGGTGGGAACGACGATTGGGTGGCCCAGCTCCGTCGCGGCATGGCCGGGCTGGTGCAGAAGGCTGAGAATTACTCCAAACTGACTGGCGAGCCTCTGGACATCGACCTGAGCGGCCTTCCAGCAGTCAAGGGTGGCGGACCGGAGTACGGCAGCGCCAACGAGATCTTGAACAAATACGAGAAGCCGAAGCAGCAGAAGGTTCCGTCGTTCGATGATCTGTACAACGAATTGACCCGATAGGTGCGCTGATGAATCTACAGCCGGATGCAGACTCCCCAGAAGATATCGCCGCCGCCCGTGCGGCGTTGGACTCTGCAGATCCTCGCGCCAAGGCCAAGGCCATCTATGAGCGTATGGTAGCCGAGGGCCGTGGCGTGGACGAAATACGCTCCGAGATGGCCAAGGTACTGCGCCCCGCACAGGCCCAAGGCGCCCCGCAAAGCCCCACCCCTGCCGGTGCTATTGGTGGGGTAGCTGGCGCGCTGCCGGGGGCTGTTGCAGGGGCTTCCGAGCGGCCTGCCGGCATGCCCGCGCCGGGTGCCCCGCTATTGGATACTTCCAAGGCTACCTTGGACCCGCAAACGCTCATAGAACGACAGTACGAGAACGGCCCCGTGGGTCGCTTCCAGGCCGGTGTCAACCACGAGCTCACGGGCTTGGTGCGCGGTGCTCGGCAGATCTGGAACACCGTCACTAATGACGATGAGGACCTGGACTCCGTCAATGCGGCCAGCAAGCGAGCTGAGGACTATTGGAAGTCCAAGGAGCCCGTAGGCTCTGGCATTAGCCTTGCTGACGTCGGGCGCGGGGTGGGTAACGCCATGGCGTTCGGCGGCATGGCTGGCCCCGCTGCACAGGCCATGGGGCCGATCAAAGGCGCCGCTGCGGTCGGAGCACTCAGCGCCGGGTTACAGCCTACCAGCGAGGATGGTGGTCTGTACGAGCATGGTGTCAACGCCGCCGTGGGCGGAGCACTCGGCGCTGCGGGGGCCAAGATTGGCGATATGATCACGGGCGCAGTGGGTCGCGCTGATCCGCGCCTACAGGAGATGGCCAATAGTCTCCGCGAGCGTGGTGTGTCTGTCCCGCCGGGGTACGAGTACAAGAGTCCCATGGCTGACGTGGCCCGCGCCGGCAGCGCTTATTCCAGCGACTCCACGAACAATTCCCTCAGCCGCGTGGTGGCCGACAAACTCGGCATGCCGAATACCGATCACCTGTCCAACGAGGCGCTGGAGGGACAGAAGGGTGTGCTGGGCCGCAAGATCGGCCAGCTCTACGAGGGCACCGAGGCCAAGCCGGACCGCTCGTTCTTCAACACCCTGCTGGACACTGGCCGGAAGTACCAGATGGCCATCCCAGCCGGCAAGGGCGATCAGGTCATGAAGCAGCTTGACCGTCTGATGGACATGAGTGCCAAGGGCACTCCTATCACCGGAGAGCAGTATCAGGCTATCCGCACGGAGCTGACTCGCCGGGTGACTGACGGCGGCGCCGTGGGGCAGGCATACCACGGCATGAGGCAGGCTCTGGATGACCTGTTTGAGAGCCAAGCCGATCCGGTCAAGTCCGCGGCACTACGCTCTCAGTACCGGCTGGCTTCCATCCTACGGCAGGGCGGCGGCATCCCCAACGAGGGCCTCACCGTCAAGCAGCTCAGCCGGCGCCTGGAATCGGCCGTGAATGGAGGTAAGGTGGATCCTGGCCTGCGCCGGCTGGTGAAGGACGCGGCGGATTTCATGCCCAAGGCCCGTATCACGCCCGCCGCGCTCAGCGCCGAGGCCGACGTGGCAGCCCAGCGGGCGGCGGAAAGCCTGATGAACAGCCGCAGCCTCGTGGGTCTGCTCACCACGGCGGGTAAGAAGGCCATGGGTCCTGTAGCGCGTCTGTCCACGGAGGGCACCAAGCGCACCCAGATCACTCCGCAGGAAGTGGTCAACAACGAAACTCTAAGATCTTTGATGTCTAGCCTCCTGCGGTCCGCAGGAGCGCAGAACATCCCCAAGGCTACTGAGGAGCGCTGAAATGCCCCGTGATATTAATGGCATCTATACGCTACCGGCAGGCAACCCGGTAGCGCCGAACACGACCATCTCCCCCACTTGGGCGAACACCACCCTGCAAGATATCGCCGACGCCCTGTCCCAGAGCTTGGCGGTTGATGGTTCCGTCTCGCCCGCCAAGCTGAGTTCGGACGCCGCAGGGTTCCGAACCAAGCTAGGGCTGGGCACCGCCGCCACCAAAAACACGGGGGCCAGCGGATCCACGGTGCCGCTGTGCAACGGGTCCAACACTTGGTCTGCCGCCCAGACGTTCTCGCTGGACGTGAACGTGGGCGGCAATCTGGACATCACCGGATCCTCCAACCTCGGCGGCGCCACCATAAAGACTGGCAAGAACCTGTCTCTGGTGGACGGGCAGTTCACCGGGGCCAAGTCGTCCCAGGACATGGCCACTTGGAGCACCGCCGGTATCGTCTCCCGCGGGCTGACCGGCAGTGCGGACGCCTTCATCGCCTTTGACGTCTCCGGGGTTCGGGCCGGGGCTATCGGCATTACTGCCGACAACGAGCTGTCCTGGAAGACCAACGCCGACGGGACCTCTAAGTACAAGGTATGGACCGCTAAGAACTTCGATCCAAACACCAAGCAGAACGCACTCGGATTCACCCCCGTCCGACAGGGGAGCGTGGACTCTGGCACCACCAACGTCGTGAACATTGGCTGGCGGACGGACGGCACTATCGGTCTCAAGATCGATTCCACGGAGTTCTACAACGTCTGGCCGATGAATATCACCGGGTCGGCAGGGAGTTTGGGGGGAGTCGCCGCCAGCAGCTACGCCAGACGTGACTCTGACAACACATTCTCTGGAATCAATACTCATAATTCCCCCGTATATCTAGACAATGGAGGTAATGACGCCCCAGAGATCCACTGGAAGACCTATGGCACCGGAGCCATGACGCTGGAGATGGACTGCCTAGGCTCCGTGTTCAGGACGTATGTCAACGGAGGTACGTCCTTTCCGTTCCAGTTCGATTGCGGAGTGCAGAGTTTCAAGAGCTTCGGCAGCGAAGTGGTGCGCGGAGTCAACTTCATGGCTTCCATGGCTGCCCAGACCGCCGCCGTAGGCGTGGGCGCCGTGGGCACCTACGCCTCAGTCAATAACCTCACCGGCATGACTGTCGGGGCCACTGTGAGCGGAGCTAACCTACGATACTCTGGCTCTGGAGGTGCTGGGTCTGGCACTCTTTCTGGGAGCTGGATAGTTATGGGCAACCCCAACGGAACCTTCAACGCAGTGAGGATCGCGTAATGATCTTTTCAGAAGTGCGCAATATAGTCACCATGACGGACGGGTACGACTGCGAAGTTAATCATCCTACCTTCGGATGGATACCCTTCCACGCTACGCCGACTGACGTCACAGAGCATGGCCAGAAGCTATACTCTGATATCCAGGCCGGGAAGTTTGGAACTCCGGCGGCGTTCGACCCTAGCTCTCCAATCCAGAAGGCCATCCGTGGATCTGAGATTAGAAGTCAGCTGGTGGACCTGGATCTGCAGTCTGTTCGACCCCTCCGCGCTAAGCTGGCCGGGGTGAGTACTCCGGAAGACGACGATAAGCTGGCAGCCCTGGAAGCTCAGGCCTCTGCCCTACGCTCGCAGCTGAGCTCCCTATAATCCCTTCTTAAACGAAAACGCCCGGTCCTAGGACCGGGCGCTCGGTGCTCAGTGCTGAGTTATCCCACTACGCGATATTTCATGATATCCCCCAGGAGCGGCTTGTTTTGGCGCTCCCACTGGAAGGGTCCGGCGGTCCCGTAGCGCTCTGAGCCATCACGCAGCACCACCTCAACAAGAGCCCCGTGCGGGACCGGGCAGGGGCCTCCTTCCCACTTGATCCATGGACCCTTGAGGTCGTCTGGGGCGGGCATGGCCGGTCTGAGTCTCCCACTGCGCCCGACTTCAGTGCGAACATGGCCCTCCACTAGCAGCAGGTAGCGGCGCAGGTCTGCGATGTCGTCGGCGAATGATTCGTCCATCCTTCCCGCCGCGCCGCTCAGCACGTCGAAGATGTCGTAGCCCTTCTCCTCGCACTGTTTTTCAATGCGATCCCACTTGCGCGCCAGCATCATAAAGGCACCCACGCCGCCGCGCTTGCGCCAGCTATTGCCGTAGGACTTGCCCTTTTCCTTCAGCACGGCCACGTCATCGTTGGCCAGCCGGCTGATCAGATCGTAATTCTCACACATGACGTTCAACCTCTTTCCAGAATGCGTTGCTGTAGTCACGAACCATCTGGCTCATGTACGGGTTCAGGTTTTCCATGTGCAGAAGATACTGGCAGTAATTCCTGCCGCACTCCTGCGCGTATACGTTGCCCATGCGGACTTCCTCTGTACTCTTGATCAGGCCGTCCAGGAGGTCCGCGAACTTGAGCAGCACCTTCTCCTCGCCCGACAGGTGGATGGTCGGGAGGTTGGGGTACAGAGCGCGAACAGCTTCCTCCTCCACGTTGTCCAAGTGCTCCTTGACGGCGGCCCCCACCACACCACGCTTGACTGGGGAGGGAATGTCCCCGGTAGCGTACTCGCCCTGATCGTGCAGCAGGGCGGCCAGCAGGAGATTCCGGCTGATATTACCACCCATCACGTCGAGCAGGATGTTCATCACGTTGAAGGTGTGCTGGGCGACGTCCTCATGGATCACCAGCGGGTTCGTATGGTAGCGCACCACGCGCCCGGCACGACGTGCCTGTAGAATACGGTCAGTCATTTGCAACCCCTCCTCTTGTACCACTCCACACAAGCCTTCCTCCAGTCCGCGGCTTCGATGCAGCGGGCTATGTAGATGGCGTCATCTTTGTTGCCGGCCTTGTACTCGCGCCACGCGGCGTAGATGGGCTCCACGGTCTCCTCCATGAACTTGGTGCGGAACCCTTCCATCTTGCCGTTGCACAGGTCCAGGCAGTCTTGGCGCAGGTCGTCGGCGTCCTGGCTGGTGACCGCTATCATCTGGTGCCCCGGCCACGGCTCCCAATGGGCGTGGTGGTTGCGCGGGGCGTCCAGCAGGTGCCAGTGTCGCTCGTAGATATGGAGGTTCAGGCTGGTGTGGAACCACGACCCGATCCCCACCCCGATGGCCCGCGCCATCCACTCCTGTAGGAAGCTCATGTGGACGGCGTTGGCGCCCCAGAGACCGAACACCGCGTCGTTGCTGCGGTTGGTGATGTGGAAGTGCAGCTTGTCGTCCTCCACACGACAGATGATCTGCTGGTTGCAGGGGATGTCCAAGCTCGTGGAGCCCAGATCCTCCTCTGGATCCCACATGGTGATCACCACGCGGCGGTCGTCGCGGTTGGCGCGGAGCATGTCCACGGCACGCTGGATCTGGTCATAGCCGAAGTGGTGGCGCCAGCGATGGCCATAGGCGGCGTTGAAGATCTCCTTGTCGTCGCTGTAGTTCACCATATTGGAATTGAACTGGCTGACGAAGGCCACGTCGCGGTTGCCGGCCAGCATCCAGCAGGCTTCCAGCAGATGGAAGGTCGGGTTCGCGTCGCGGTTGGAGTCGAACAGCACACGCTCCCACGGGTTGCGGATCTCGGCTACGAACAGCCCCGGCAGCGCTATGACGGCCCCGTTGCGGCTGCTCTTTTTCTTGCCGTGCTGTTTCAGCATCCCGAGGGTGCGGTAGTATCCGTCGTTGACGTTGCGGACTTCGATGCAATACTTACTCATGATGGTAGATCCTCGAACGGCCACGACCGCCGATCTTGTAGCGGCAGTATTTGGAGAACTCGCACAGACAGTTCTGCAGGTCCTGCGCGTGGATCCGCATGTTGCGGATGTCCTCCGGCATGGACTCATACAGATAGTCAATGCGCGCTTGGTAGTTGCCGGCGGTAGTCGGGCTCTCATCGCCGAAAATGAAGTCCATGCCCTTCTTGCTGCCCGGCCCGATGGTGGACCAAGTGAACCAGTCCGGCGCCCCGCTGAGGTATCGGTCGTTCTTGAGGTCCGCGATCACCTGCCCCACCATGAAACTCGCCAGCCCGCGCACCTTGATCAGCGTGCGGTACGCAGAGTCCAGTGACTCCTCCGGCACCTTGATCTTGCGCACCTCACCCGCCAGCCGGAAGCAGTAGGCCACCTTGGAGATGCTCTCCCCGCAGGTGCTCACCAGATAGGCGGTGTGGAACACCTTCTCGGAGTCCTTGGACATGCGCTTCTCAAGGATGTCCACGGCCCGCTCCTCACCGACCTCCATGATGGTCTTCATGGTGGGCGCGTAGTTGAACAGCCGAGCTAGAGTATAGTACCACGGGAGCTCGTGCGTGGCACAGTGCTTCTTCGCCAGCTCGCGCAGCTCCCGCGTTACCTTGTCGTCCTCGCGGCGCACGTTGCAGAAGTAGTATTTCCCGAGGACTTCGTCGTCGGTCCAAGGGCTGCTCACCCCCATGGCGCGCTGGACACGGATGTTCTCGCGCTCACGGATCCAGTACCAGAACAGTTCCAAGACTTTCTTGTTAGCCATTGAAGAATTCCCCCAGTGCTAGGAGGCCATTGTGCCGCACGGCTTGGGTGGTGGTGCCACGGCGCGGTGCGGGGCGCACGGCCAGATCTACGAATTGTTGGGCCACGAAGGTGCGGTCAAAGCGCGCGATGGAAGTCCATCCCGCCCCCACCAGAGTGCTGTGCTGCTCGTGACTCAGGTGGCTGTACTCACGTATCAGCTCCCCGAACTCCTTGGGCGTGGCGTCGTACGGCACCACGAGGCAGTTGCGGCCATGCTCGAAGACATTGCTATTCGCGATGGCCAGATCACGCACCACGGGCACCGCGCCACCGAGGATGGCCTCCACCTGCACTCGGTTGAAGTGGCTCCCTATGGCGGCGTACTTCCGAGACCAACTGGCATCCACCCCCAGCATCACGCGGCGCATGAGGTGGTCGCGCTCCTCGTTGGTGATCACGTCCAAGTACTCCATGCCAGCCTCTTCGGCGGCGGACCACACGCCCGGATACTTGCACTTGTCTTTGCTGGTGAGATAGTAGTAGTCAATGCCCTTGCCGGCCACGATCTTGGTGATATTGCCCATGTACGGCATGGCCGCCAAGAGCTCCGGCACGCGCTTCCATGCCTTCCAGGTCTGCACGCTGAGGAATCCGTACGAGCGATTGTCGTAGGACTCCTTGGACAGGTTAGGCTGGCGCAGATGGAAGGGGTTCAGGATCAAAGCGCTCGGCACCGAGATATGCTCGGCCGAGTTATACGCGCATTCGTGGACACACGCCAGCCCGACCATGTAGTCGGACACGATGGAGAGCCACGGGTAGCTGTCCAGGAAGTTACCGTCGTGGACTACCGCCACGTTACGATGGCCGCGATACAGGTAGAGCCAGTCAGTGTTTCCGCGGTTCTCTTTGCGCTTGGTGGGAACGGGGATCTGCCAGATGATGAAGTCGTAGCTGTCTGCCAGCTCATGCCACTTCTTCAGGTTCTCCTTGCCCTTGTACGGGATCATGCGATCAGCGGTCCACGTGTAGCCGCGACGCTGGTCGTACTCCATGCCAGTCACGCTGATGGAGCCTTTGCCCCCGGCCATGGAGCGGGGCACTTCGTCCTTCCACACCAGCAGGCGGAAGTCTACTTGGTGGCCCAGCCCGCGCAGCGCGGCGATCAGGTTCTCGTTATGGTTGATGATGCCGCCCATATCATCTATGGGAAAGGCTGTGACTAGTATTCGCATCTATGCACCCTCTAAAGACTATCAACCCCCGACTCAGCGGGGGTTGATATTGGCCCAGGACTGGGAATTACTCGGCGGCGGGAGCCTCTTCGCTGTAGGTCTCCACCAGACCTTCCTTGATGTACCAGAGCAGGAAGGTAGCCACGACACCGCGACCGCCGTTCTTCTCGAAGTACTCACCGACGGTCATGCCTTCCTTGATGGCCGCGTAGTTGTCGCCGCGCTTGGTGCCGGCGCGGAAGGTGGTGCCAGCGCCCAGCTCGGTGAAGCGCAGTTTGAGGTTCTCGGACAGGCGGGTCGGTGCCGAGCGCTCGATGGGGTTGCCGTTCTCGTCCAGCTTCGGTTGCTTGGGCGCCTTCGGCTTCTTCATCTTGGTCTCGCCGTGGACGTGGTTGCCCTCGGCATCCAGCAGCGGGGTGCCGTCTTCGTTCCACTGCGGGTACAGCTTGGGAGCCTTCGGCTCTTTCTGCTTACGCTCTTTCGGAGCGGCCGAAGCGCCAGTGCTCGCATCTTCTTTCGGCTTGCGTTCCTTCTTGCCGGCAGCAGCGACAGCTTGCGCTTCGGCGAGGACTTCTTCAACCGATTGTTCGGCGGGCTTGGTGGCTTCTTCGTGGTTGTGATGATGAGTCATGTCTGCACCTGTGATAGAAGGTTGGGTTCTTGCCACGTTTCCGAGGCATGTGGCTACTATAGTACAACCGGCGGGGGGTTACAATAGGTGAGCTCGTAAAATTTTTAGGAACTCAGCCTCGCTGCTGTGCTTCCCTTCCACGGTCGCCAAGACGGCGCGCTCGGTCGGGCAGTCCATCATGATCCGGTAGATATAGACGCGATCGGCCTTGGTCCCCTGCCTCGCCACGCGCTTGATGGCCTGATAGTAGTTCTCCCAGGACCAGTCCATCCCGAACCAAGCGATTTTATTGCAGTTAGCCTGTAGACCGTCCACGCCGTGCGCCACGCTTTGCGGGTGCCCCAGCAATAGGGGTATATGGCCTGCCCCAAACGCACGGCACCACGCTGCCCCCTGCGCGGCGCTAACCCCGCCCCCCACGTATGGCACGGCGTACCCCAGCCGGGCGCGTATCCGATCCAGGTCGTGCTTGAACTGGTAAAGGCAGAACAGGGGATCCCCGCCCAGCTCCTCCACCAAGTTCTCAAGGACGTCCAGCTTGGCGTCGTGTAGAGTCTGGAATTCTGTCTCCCCTGGATGCCAGAGCGCTCCCTGACACATCTGTCGCAGCTTGATCAGCAGAGACCCGGAGTTCGGGGCCATTACAGTCTTGCCCTCGATGCTGGTGATGAACTCATCCTTCAGCTCGTTGTACTGCTTCTTGATGGAGTCCGGCATGGGGACCCAGTAGTCCACCACGGTGAGGGGGACACCCTCGCGCTCTTCCACCTGCAACGTGCTGGGCGCGATCTTCTCCGCCACTCGGCGCATGGC